AGATATCTATCTCTGAGCTTTTGGCGTGCTATGGCTTCTCGATAGCTCCGAGAGAGGGTCTTTTTTGATTTTCGCAGTAGTGCATCGACACGCTCGTCACGGGGCGTGCAGTCTGTGTTTATTCGTAGGCTTGACACCTTTTTTGGGTCACCCATAGTAAGCATCTCGCTTTTGAGCATCCCCAAGACTCATCAAAACAACCTCGGCGCGCGACATTCAGCTCTAGCCTTTTGGATTAGCGAGCTGATGACGCGCAGGCACCCAGGCGCAACGAAGCGATAGCGCTTCGCTGCGCAGGTTGGTCGATTTTGGTGACAGTTGCGTCTGCTCAAAAGACCCCCCGATGACACCATGTAACCCCCCTTAAATCACTCTTCAGATGCGTGTCTCGACAGCCATTGCCGGACCTGCTCAGGCACCTTCGCGGTGTCGCTCCTGATGATGTGATTCACCTGTCCCCGGGTCAGACCCCAGAGCTGCGCGGCAGCATCCACAGAGAGCTCGGCATCGACCATTGTCCGTGCCAGGCGCTGAGACCAGAGAGCTCGTTCGCGGCGGCTCAGATGATCGAAATCAGTAGGCATATCAGCACCGTGAAAAGGGCTATCTCAAAACCCCTCAACGGCTCACGCTTCGGTCTTCTCGCTTCCATCGAGCAGTAGAGAACACGCTGGAGGGGAGTGCACTCGCTAAGCGTCTTCATCGATCTGGAATGTGTGTGGTGATTGGCCGTCATAGATCGGCTCATCGTGAGCGTATTGGGGGTCCGTTAAAACTTCTGGCCTGTACTTTGAGAGCTTCGCATCACGGCAGTTGGCGCAGACCTCAGTTAATGGAATGCCGCGTGCATCGTTCTTGGTCCAGCGGTAGTCGTCGCAGGCAACGAACCCGCGAACACCTGGGTAGATGTAGCATTGTCTTCGTCCCATCATCTCTCCAATCCATTCCACGCTATCGCTAATTCCTGCAACACATCGTCGCCGGTCATGCTGATGCCCCAATGTCGGCAACAGGCTGTCATCATCTCCCTGTGCGTCCACCCATGACGCTGCCAGTAGAGGTATTGCTCGACGACCATCGCTTGCAGATCCTCATTCATGCTGCCTCGAACTTGTCTGTCTCTGCTCCCCAGGCGTCCCAGCCAGGCCAGGACTGTCGTGCGAACATCTCTAGGTATGGACCGCCGACGAGCTGCTGGATGCGTCGGTAAATCTCGTCAGGTTTGCGTGAGTGTTCACGCCTGGGAGCTTCAATAATCTGGCGCACGCCGCCGCTGAGGCGTTTAGGCTTCCCCTTGGTTGCCAGCAGACAGAGCTCAGCCTGCTTGCGAGACCAGTACCCCATCCCGATCGATGGCTTGACCCAGATGAATGCCACGGTCTTGTAGGTAAACCCCCAGGCTTCGATCAGCTCCAGGGCATGCGGAATATGTGCATCAACAACCCACATCAGCAGCGCGCAGTCATCAGCAGCAGGCAGCTCCAGACCCCGCAGATCCTCCAAAGACATCGTCTGGTAATGGCGCTTGGGGTTCTTTTTCTCGCCCTTCGAGGACCAGTTCTGAAACCGCCACGGGGGGTCAGCAAGGATGGCACCGTATGTCATGCCGCTGCCGCATCGAGCTGCTGGAGAAGCATGGCGTTTCCGTTCCCGATGTTGAGCTCAATCCTGGTGGACAGAAATCCTTGAACTTCCGCGATCGAGTGAACGGTGGCGACATGGCAGGCGCAGTTTCTCAGGGCGCGATGAACCTCCTGCTGGTTCTCATTCATCCGGCCTTTTTTTGCCTTCACTTCCAGAAAGATCGGCGCGAACTGGTATCCATCTTCGCCGGTCAGAAAGCCCTTCGGCGGGACAAATATCTCAAGATCAGGCCAGCCCCAGCGTGTCCCGAGTGATCTCAGCTTCCGTTTATGCGAGACGTGCCTGATGCCTTCATTCGGAGAGTGATGGATGATCGAATCCTGTGGCAGCACCAGGGCCAGCCAATCAACAATGCGCTTCTGGATGGCAGCTTCAGTCCCCATCTGCCGCAGCCCACGGCGTTGGGTCCAGCTCTCGCCGCCGCTCCCAGTCAGAGAAAGTCACCATCGAGTGCGTGGCTTTAGCAATGCGAGACATCAGAGGAGCGCTTGGATGTCGCCGCCCAGCCTTCAGATGCAGGATGTAGGACTTAGTTACACCGACCTGCTCGCCGACTTCTCGCGCGCTGCGGCCTGTCTCGCGCATGTAATCGAGAAAATCCATGTGCGCCTCCCATCCATCGAAAGGATGCACAGGTTGTCACCTGTTGAATAGATGACAAAGGAGGACATGTGTGACACCCTGACGCGATTAACACGCCCCGGGAGGATAGACGTGTCGGAAACTTCAACAGTGCTGCCGAAACACAATTTTATCGACGTTGAAACGGCGGAGGCGATCTCGGCATTCTGCGATGACATGTACCTCTGCTTCAGAGCGCCAGAAATGTTCGCCAAGGAATTTGGGCAGGAAAAATTCGATGAAATCAACACCGCGCAGATGCTGGTAGCGACATACGCTAGGACCAGGCTTTACGCCATGATCGCCGCGACGGAAGGGCCGATCCACGTCGCGAACGCTGTGCAGGGCGCGTGGACGCCTATTTCACCGATCGTGACGGTCGAGCGGATAATCCATCTGCGGATTCTTTATGGGCACTTTGCTTACAACTATTACAGCGACATGTCCGTTTACGAAAACTTCGGGTCGCTGGCGCAGGCGATCCGACACCTGGCGATAAATTTGCCGCAAGCTCAGCTCTACAAGCAGATAGATCGGTACGCTAAGCGAGGTTGGTATTGGACTGACCCGACAGAAAAAGACGAGCGCTCTCGCATGATCGCGCCCACGAGAATGGCTGAGCGCGAATGGCAAATCGCGACGGTCTGCAACGTCCTCGGATTAGCGCGGCATCAGGAGTGGAAAGACATCGCGCGAGATATCGAGAGCTTCACAGCGCAACTTTCAGGCTATCTGCAAAACTGGGCGTCGACCTTCGAGGGCGAATTCGGCATGCCCGTGGAGGGCATCAAAGATTTCGACCTGGGAGTCATGCCGCCGCTGAAATTTGACGTGAAGCACTGACCGATACACCTAGTGCCCGGCTCGCCGCGAAACGCATCATGTGGGAATAGTTACAAAAATTCGTACGATTATTGGGAAAGGTATTTGATGGCGCGACCCCTTAACCTAGCTGCAGCTCGTGAGCGCGCACACTTGAATGCAGCGCAGCTTGCCAGGGGCCTGGGAATGATCCCAGCATCCTATCGCCGCATCGAGCGTGGCGAACGCAAGTGCTCTGCAGAATTGTTGGCGCGCATCGCGGACGTTTTGGGTGTGAGTGTTACAGCGCTTTATGAAGGGGAAGAAAACGAGGTAGTGATTGGTGCGGTCGTGGGGGCCGAGAGAAAAGCAGATCTTCCTGTCTGGGGCGTAGCGACACTCAACGGCTTTGAGGTTGAGATGGTTGTGACTGGCATGAATGTTGAGAGGCCTTCGAGCGTGGCGGATGTCCCCACTGCATACGCCGTCCACGTTCATAATGACGATGCCGCTCCGTTCGCTGCTAAGGGCTATACGCTCATCATCAATCCCGTCCTGCCTGTCTCTGAAGGACAATGGGTACTTGTCGGAATGAAGAAGGGCGATCGTGTCCTGGCAGAAATCTGGAGGTACGGCGGCAGCTCTGCGAAAGTAATCTCGCTGGTCCGCAATGGCACAGTGCGATCTGCAAAGATTAAAGACATCGAGCGGATGGATAAAATTGTCGAGGTTCGCCTGCCATGACCGTTGCATTCGCGCATGGTGAATGTTTCTCCTGCAAGAAAATCTTCAGCTTCAATCCCAAGCGCGTGCCATCATTCCCTGTTGATGGTGTCCGCGAGCCAGTCTGTCGCGAGTGCATGGATCTGGCGAACGCTAACCGTGCCGCGAAGGGTATGGATGCGCATCCCATTTACTCAGACGCTTACGATCCGATCGACGCAGACGAGTTGTAAAAGAATTTCCACAGCGCTATCCACAAGAAATTAGACCAGACCGACTTGTCACCTATTGACGCCAATTCGTCCCCTTTGCATTCTAGTGCAGAGGGAGTTCGAGATGGCAAAAGTACCCGAGCACTACAAATCGCGTGGGATATCTCACTGGTCCCCCTCAAAACTTAATACGCCGTTCTGGCTCGTACTGGCTGAATACGCCTACCGCCTTCCCAAATATTTTGAAGCACGCCGCGATCAGCGCGCTGGTGATCCAGAGGCCGATCTGCGGGTTAAGCACTACACGAAAATCGGTTCTATCAAAATGGAGGCTGGCTCTGATGTCGGAGAAGCAGCCATGCAGGTCGTCAATGGCGCGCTGACCGAAAGCGAGGCCGTCGCAGATATGATCGCGACGCTGCAGACGTACAAGCCAGCGAATAGGAAAGATCACTCAGTCACAGATCACCTGCTTTCAGACGATGGCTCAGCAATAAGCAAAACCCTCGAAAATGCTGTGTCCGGCCTGCGTGAAATCTTCACCGGCGCGAACGAAGTCAACACTGAGGAGAGAGTATCAATCGAACTGCCAGGGGTCGATGTGCCATCGATCGGCTACTGCGACGGCAGAGGCGGTGGAGTGATCGTCGAGCTGAAGACGCGATGGGATAAAGCAAGCAATTCAAAGTCTGGCTATTCGAATAACTCGGTGCCAGCCGCGCCAATCGATCGCGATGTCCTGCAGATCGCGCACTATCAAAAGCACTTCGGAGGCACCGCGAAACTGCTCTACGCAAATCGTATCAATCATCGAATCTTTGAAATCCCGCAGGCTGATCTCAATGAGGCGATTGAGATGGCGGCAGCGACAGCTCGGAAGCGTCAGAGGATGCTGGAGCGCACTGATACGGTGGAGGCCATCATGGACCTGTGCGAGCCAGATTGGTCCTATTGGATGCTGCAATCGAACTACACACCCGAATTCATCCTGGAGCTGAAGCAAGCGTTCTAT